TTAAAGTAGACAATATTCAAGATCAAGACGGCAATAACATTATCAATGAAAATGCCAACACGATAACTATCGGTGCAAGTGGCGATACCATTACTCTTGCATCTGGTGCATCACAAACAGGATTCGGTAGAACAGGAACAGTAGACTGGGATACAACGGCTAAGACTTCATCGTTTACAGCAGTAAGTGGTGATGGATATTTTGTTAACACAACAAGTTCTGCAATTACAGTTACACTTCCAGCAGGATCTGCAGGTTCAATTGTGTCACTAAAAGATTACGCAAATACTTGGGATACTAACAATGTTACAATAACTCCAGATGGAACAGATAAAATTAATGGTGTTAACGCTAATGCAGTTTTAAATACAGAAGATCAATCTATAACTTTAGTTTATGTAGATTCAACAAAAGGTTGGAGAGTAGTACAAGATTCAACATCAAGTGTTGATGGAGCAGCTTTTGTAGCTGCAACAGGTGGAACTGTTATTACTTGTGGAAATTTTAAAACACATGTTTTTACAGGACCTGGAACATTTTGTGTATCAAGTGCAGGTAATGCAGGAGGATCAAATACAGTTGATTATTTTGTAGTTGCTGGCGGAGGAAGTGGTGCTAGTGGACATAATAATAATTCAACTGGAGCGGGAGGCGGCGGTGCAGGTGGATTTAGAGTTTCCAATTCAGTTGGATGTGTACCATCACCAACTATGTCTCCTTTAAGTAATTCGACAGGTTTACCTGTTACAGCTCAAGGTTATCCAATAACAGTTGGAGGTGGAGGAACAGGTGGTAATAACCCAACCCCTAATAGAGGAACGTGCGGAGCAGATTCAACTTTTTCAACAATAACTTCAGCAGGAGGTGGTGCAGGAGGAAGTGGTTATAATAATCCATTACCTCATCAATGTGGTGCTAATGGAGGATCTGGAGGTGCTGCTGGTGGTAGTTGTCAACCTTGTAAACCTTCAGGCGGTGCAGGTTCTGGAAATACACCTTCTGTAAGTCCACCACAAGGTAATAATGGTGGAACTAGAGTTCAATGTAATGCAGCAAGCGGTGGTGGAGCAGGTGCTGTTGGAGGAAGTGCTCAACCTCCTGGAAGTAGTCCAGGTGCTGGACAAGCTGGAGGCGGTGGAATAGGGTCTTTTGTAGCTGATGCATTTATTAAACCTGGATGCGCTCCTTCGTATGGAACACCAGGTCCAGTAAGTTCAACAAGATATTTTGCAGGTGGTGGTGGAGCTGGTGCAAGTGCTTATGTTCCAACAACAGGTGCACCAGGTGGTTCAGGTGGTGGCGCAAATGGAGGAAGTTACCCAGCAGGAGCAGGAGGTGCTGGAACAACAAACACTGGTGGTGGAGGTGGAGCAGGTGGTACTAACAATGGAAGTGTGGGTGGAAATGGTGGTTCAGGTATAGTAATGATAAGGTATAAATTTCAATAGGTAAATTATGAGTGAAGTAAAAGTAAATAAAATTAGTCCAAGAACAAATTGTGGGACAGTAACTGTTGGAGATTCTGGAGATTCAGTTTCAGTATCAGCAGGTGTTCCAGTAACAGTTAATGGAGATTTAAAATCAAATGCACTAAAAGCGACTGATGGTGGAAGTATAATTTCTCAATCAGGAACTACTATAACTTTAGGTGCTTCTGGTGATACAATACAATTAGCAAGTGGAGCGTCTCAATCAGGATTCGGAAGAACTGGAACGGTTGATTGGCAGACAGGTAGTATTAAAACAGCAACATTCACTGCAGTAAATGGAGAAGGTTATTTTGCAAATACATCTGGTGGTGCGTTTACAATGAATTTACCAGCAGGAACTGCAGGAAATATTGTGTCAGTAGTTGATTATACAAATACATTTCAAACAAATAATTTAACAGTAGCACCTAATGGATCTCAAAAAATAGGTGGGGTAAATGATAATGCAGTTTTATCAACAGAGGGTCAGTCAGTAACTTTTGTTTATGTAGATGACACAGAGGGTTGGAAAAATGTTCAAGATTCAACTTCTAATATAATAGGAAATCCATATATAGTAGCAACTGGAGGTACAATAACTACATCAGGAAATTGTAAGATTCATACATTTACAGGTCCTGGTACTTTTACAGTATGTTCAGCGGCAGCTTGTGCTGCGAATAATGCTGTAGGTTATTTAGTAGTTGCAGGTGGCGGTGGCGGTGGTGGTAATGTTGCTGCCGGTGGTGGGGCTGGTGGTTTTAGAGAAGGAAGAAATAATCCTATTACTCCTTATACAGCAAGCCCTTTAGTCGCAGCGGGTTTAACAGTTACTGCAACATCTTTTCCAATAACAGTTGGAGCTGGTGGAAATGGAGGTATTCCAGGTGTAAATAATGGTCTTGCAGGTTCTAATTCAGTTTTTTCAACTATAACATCAACGGGTGGTGGTGGCGGTGGAAGTGATGGTGGATGTGGTCAACCAGGTGGGTCTGGTGGCGGAAGATTAAGAAATAATAAAGGAACAGGAAATAGTCCTCCTGTTAGTCCTCCTCAAGGAAATCCAGGTGGAGATGGAAGTGCGTGTGGAGCACACGCTGCAGGTGGAGGTGGTGGAGCTACTGCTGCAGGTCAAACTGGTACTCCTTCCCCAACAAATGGTGGAAATGGTGGAGATGGAGCAACTACACATATTTATGGAAGTCCACAATCTTTTGCTGGTGGTGGAGGCGGTAGCGCAACAGTAAACACTGGTCAATCATCAACAGGCGGAAATGGTGGTTTAGGTGGCGGTGGAGGAGCTTCTTTTCAAGGTCCTAATCCAACAGGTATGCAAGGAGGAGCAGGTTTTAATCCTGGAGCAAATGGAAATAGTGGATCAAATCAACAGGGTGCTGCAGGTGGAACTAACTCTGGTGGTGGAGGTGGAGGATCAGCTCACCCCCTTCCAGGAAATTGTGGAGGAACTGGTGGTTCAGGAATAGTGATAATAAGATATAAATTCCAGTAGTTGAATGAACAAAATTTATAATATATAATAGGAGACAATTATGGCACATTTTGCAAAACTCGGAGCTAACGGAAAAGTTATTCAAGTATTAACCTTGAATAATTCTGATATGCTTAACGCTGATGGTGTAGAGGATGAATCAGTAGGTCAACAATATTTAGAAACACATAATAATTGGCCTGCACAAATGTGGATTCAAACTTCTTACAATACATCAGGTAATACACATAAAGATGGCGGAACTCCATTTAGAGGAAACTATGCAGGTATTGGTTATACTTGGGATGAAGATGATCAAATCTTCTGGCCTAAAAAACCTTACGCATCTTGGGTAAAACATAATGATTCAGCTTCTTGGAAATCACCAATAGGTGATGCTCCTGCTTTAACTGAAGAACAAACTTCACAAAATGAAGCTAACACTCATATGTGGCATTACGTTTGGAATGAAGCAAATACAACTTGGGATTTGACAGACTCTAAAGCATAATTTATACATGGTGGTGGTATGCAAAAGAAAATATTAACAGAACAAAGTCTATTCTATGGTGATGTTGATATGCCGAAAGGTTTTGAGATAGACCAAGAAAAACTTACTAACGATATTTTACAATCATCATTTACTAATAAACAATTTCCATTCTCTAGAACTTGGGATATGTTAAATACATATATGCGAGACTTTATCGGTCTTGATTATGGTATTAGTTTAGTTAACAAAGATTCTTGGGGTGATATTTATAAACCTAGTCAAGTATCTAAACCTTTATTAAATGTTGATCCAGTAGATCTTCGAAACTCACCTGACTTTACAATGCTTTACGGAGTCAAAGTTGATAAGTGTTGGATAAGAATACATTTCGATGACAATAGACGTAAAGGAAGAAGTTGGGATATAGAACTTAAAAAAAATATGTTTGTTATGTTTCCATCTACTAATATGTACATTGTATCAAATGATCAGAAAGATAGTTTGAATTTTGTTCAAACCATAACTTATGAATATATCTAATTACTACTGGTATTTTACTGGTGTGCTTACACCAAAGTTTTGTGATGATGTAATAGCTTATGCTAATCAACAAGAAGAAACAATGGCAAGAACTGGTGGTTATGGAGATAGAAAATTATCTAAAGATGAAGTTAAAGATTTAAAAAGAAAAAGAAACTCTGATTTAGTTTGGTTAAATGATACTTGGATATACAAAGAATTACATCCATATGTTCACGAAGCAAATAGAAATGCAGGTTGGAACTTTGATTGGGAAAGAAGTGAGTCTTGTCAATTTACAAAATATAAACACAACCAATATTATGATTGGCATTGTGATGGTTGGGATAAACCTTATGAAAAAGAAGGACCCGACAATGGTAAGATTCGAAAACTATCTATGACTTGTCAATTAACAGATGGTTCAGAATACACAGGTGGTGAATTAGAATTTGATTTTAGAAACTACGATCCACATATGAGAGATGAAGCTAAACATTTAAGAAGAGCTAAAGAGATTTTACCGAAAGGATCTATTATTGTATTTCCATCATTTGTTTGGCATAGAGTTAAACCAGTAACATCAGGCACAAGATATAGTCTTGTAGTATGGCATTTAGGGAGGCCTTTTAAATAATGTTTATAAATAATTATTTCAATA